GAAGGCGATTCCTTCTGATGGTACCTTTGACCAGCAGAGTTGTATTTCGTCTTTTGCGGAACAAGGTCATACTGAGATTTTCTCATATGATCTGAAGTCTGCCACTGATACAATACCTCTTCGGCTATATCAGGGATTATTAGAAGTACTCTTTGGTACTGAGTTATCACTCGCGTGGACGTCCCTCTTACGGGATCGTACATGGGCTTTACCGTCCTGGGAGTCAACCTCTCAGACAACCGGTAAAGTAACGATGTCACCTCTCTACTATGTAGACGAGGAGGGCTGTAAGCACAGGTCCATTTCCTATGGACGGGGTCAGCCTATGGGTGCACTATCCTCTTGGGGCGCTCTTGCTGTATTGCATCATTTTGTAGTACAGTATGCTGCGTTCCTGGTTGGTATGTATCCGTATTATGATTACCGGGTCTTAGGGGATGACATCGTTATCGCTGGAAGAGCTGTTGCTCGTTCCTACTTAGATGTATGCTCCTACCTAGGAATAACTGTAGGGTTGGTGAAATCCTTTGAATCTTCAAATGGTTTTGCTAACTTTGCGGGACAATCCTATTTAGGTAGTTCCAATATATCTCCAATCTCCTTTAAGCAGGAACTGGCTGCCAATGACGGTTTTGCCCGTCTTGGACTAGTCGTTCAGGCTATACGGCGAAAGTGGATACAATTGGACTCTAATGGGTTCTTTCAACAGTGCTTGCGATACATGCTTCCTCCTCTGTATGTTCTACAGATAGAGGCGTCTAGGAAGAGAGGGGAGGTACACGAGGCGGCAGTTACCTGTTCGAGTTTAATCTTTCGATCTTTCCTCGAAGGAGACTTAGTCTCCTACGAGAGTCGGATTGAAGGACTCACAATTGAAACCGTTAGTTCTGGAATGTTATTTCCAGGGCTGCGGTTATTTTGTGTAAGACTCGAGCAGTTGGCTTTGCTCAGTCCGGTAACGGATTGGTCGGGTCGTGAGCTTTTGGGACGTTTTATCTTAAAACAATTAGATAGAATAGAACAATTGCTCGAGGCTCGACTCGAGGAATGTGAGAAGGTCTCACCTCCGTATGGTTTCATTCGCTTTAACTGGCCTCAACAGGTCATGTGTCGAGGAGAGAGTATTGATTTATCTTTTTCATTACCTCTTTTCGAGCGTGTATCTGATTGGGCCACTGAAGTGGTGGACTCAATGGTGTTGGGATTAAATAATATTAGGGTTTTATGTTCTGGACTACGTCTCGAACTCCCTATTCAGATTGAGGAGGGTACTCTCTATGATTTACTCATTGGGTATCGTCGACTTCTTCTACTGGAGAAGGAGATTACATCCAAGAGTTTAACTGGAGTAGGTATCATCTTCGATCAGGATGCGGAGGATAAGAAGATTAGTAATACTCTTCTTCACGAGAATGTACTCCTGGCTGCTGACCTATCCGAATTGGATAGGTTAGGAGTCAAAGATCATCTTTTCGACGACTCTTTGGGTCTGAATCTAGTTCGGATACGCCAGGCTATTAGCCTTGCTGTCCTTGCTCATCAGACACATTCTATAGACAAGTAATGTCTTAAACTTACTCGCGCTATACTCGCATGCCAGGTCCCCGGTTACCTGCCTGGAGTGGGTTCAATCCCCACGCGCGCTGCCTTAGGCCGCAGAAATGGTCCTACGATACACATTTCGTAAAGTGTGATAGTTGGAATAACTTGAAATTCCTATCGTCGTGAATGCCGACGTCCTTTGTTTCGGACATCCGGCACAGTGATAGAGATCGCTGCAG